TGATCATCATCAGCATGCAACTCGGATGGCTAATGCCATTGAAAATAAGAATCATACTTATATCCAGAATCGGATTGGTAGTTTAAGTACTCCAGGTGGATCGATGGATCGGTTTAAGCGCCGGGCTTTGAATTTACTTGTCGAAGGAGATTTTAGAAAGGCTCGCTCCAAGGACACTGGAATCACACTTACTGTTTAAGTAAATCACAACAAAAATAGGATTCCTCGGGAAACCGGGGAATCCCTATCACCAAACCCTATATAGTTTTATGTTTTTACGTGGGCAGAGCCGTTCGGAAACGCGGGATATTAGTGTTTTATATTAATGTGTGGTCGACTAAATAATTATATGATTACGATTGATTTAAAGGCCAAACCTCGAGTCAAACGTTGGTTGAAAGAGAATAGGATCAATTTTAAAACGCTGCAAAAAACAGCGAACATATTTTTTAATCAGATTCAAAAGCGTAGCAAGTCTAATAAGCATTATAGTCTAGAAATTAAGACTTGTCATCATGTTAGTAGTGGATATTATTTTGGATTTGATGAGCTTCATGTGACACATCATTTGGATCAGAACGGTTGGAGTAGTGATAAGAAGTTTGACACATTTGCGGCTCATTTCCTTCATGAATTTAGACACTGGATCCAAGACAACATGCTTCATGTATCCGAGCGTCGGTTAAATTATACTGATGAAGACAGTGAAAAGGAGAATGATAAATATTATTATAACAAATGGGAGGTCGACGCCCGGAAATTTGAACGAAAATATAAGAGAGACTTTATCGATCTATATTATCTTATAGATTCTCTTTCCAGTAAAAAACTTTTTTATTAATATCATGCAAAACATATCAGAATTCGAACGTACAAAACCAACACAAGCATATGCTGCCCTTGATAGCGCAATTGCTAAGTACCGTCAAATAGTTAATGAGCATACTTATCAAGGTAAGCAATTGATCATGGAGAGTAGTGACGCGCAACGCGCTTCACTAGCGCAGCAAATTGTAAGTGACCTTGAGAATATTAAGAGGGTGTTCTTAACTGGAAGTTAAGTTATAACGACGTTTTTGATTTCGTCGTAGTAAGGAGTTATTTTTTCTATCTCTTTTTCTATTCTTTCTTTAATCTTGTCAGTAAGTAGCGGATCTTTAATTCCCATGTTTTTAATTTCAACTTGATACTTATTGCTTAATTTTTCAGGATAATTAAACTTCATTAATTTATCTATAGTATCAATGTACGTCCGCTGCCCCATGGGATAAGACCAAATAACACTTTTATCTTTTAAATGATAATTATAATGAGCCAACATATCAAAATAGCTCATTGTTTTATTATATAATTTAAATGCTTTTATTTTTGCATTATTAACAAAATATTTTTTAGGTTGTAATAATCTATTTGCTAATGTTAAATAATATGGAGTACTAACAGTACCAATATAACAACCTGTACCTAATACACTATCTAATGCATATTTACCTGCATTAAAGTACGCTTGTTGAAATACTTTTCCATTTACATATAGCTCCATATACCCCTTACGTAAAGATACATTAATAAAGAAATGATTATAACCAGGATGTAATTGAGTTACATCGAAACTTATTTCAGTCTTTTTTCGAGCGAAGGATCCTGTAGATGAAAATTTAGGCTTAGTTTTTAATAGTACTTTTATTTTATTCTTACTAGCACCAATCTTCTTTAAATAAGAATAAGATGTTAATGTTTTAGTTAAACGTAAATCTGCTACATCAACCCCTGGTAAATTTTTACTATAAATTACCTGGAGGTCAAAATTTATCTTACTTAATCTAACACCGTCTGTATATTCTTGTAATAAAAGTATATATTTTTTATACACACCACCTTCAAAATCATATATTAAATCTATATATGTTTGTTCAAAGTTTAAGTTTTGTAAATTGCAAAATTGTCTTGCTCGAATAAATTTACGGTTATTATCTAAAATAGAAATAATATTATTATCTCCTAATACAACTAATTGATTTTCGTCATCAATTACAATACCATTTACTCTAGATTTTTTATCTAATCCAGCTTGAATTCTTTCATCCTGATCAGTTCTTAATCCTTTTTGAATATAGTTTCTATTTATTCCTGGGTTGGATGGGTTAAATTGTTTTAAGATAAAAGGTACATCATTACTATCGAATGCAATCTCATTTCCAAATCCATTTATATTATCAGCACTTAATATAGTAATATTATTATTTCTATCAAATATTTTTCCTTTTACTCCTAATGTTGTAGCAGAAGGGCTAGAAGTGGTGGTGCTAGAAAAGTTAGTATCAGTATTATACGTAAAATATTTCTTAGCAGTAACTGGATTAAATAATATATGTATTTTACATTCACCGACTTCAAAGTCCTCTATTACACAATTCTCAGGTGCTGTATCTTTTAAGTTTTCAATTTTTCCTACTAAATTATTATTGTTATTAAAAACATAGATTACATTATTATCACCTAATACAAAAACGTCTGAGAAATTATCTCTTCGACCAACTCCTTTAATACCGATTTCATCTAATCCATCTTTTAATATTACTTCATCATATATTTCAAAATCATTATTTAAAAATAATAACTTACTCGCCACCCCGGATTTAGAATTAGTTACAGGTAATATAATATTTGGTGTTACTAGATCAGTATTAAATACACCAAAGCCATCATCAAAATAATTACCTATAATTTGATGGCAAAATGGTAAGGTATAATCATTTGTATCTAACCAAAAATTAACACTAAAATCACCAGAGAAATTTGCATTAAATCTCCCTAAATTATCTCCATTAAGTATTAATTCATCATCAGTTTTAGACTTATTTGGTAGTACAGGTACACCTTTATAATTCAAATATTCTATATCAGAAGCTTCATTATACGGCTCATATGCTTCAAATAATTTTTCATAGTCTTTTTCACCTATATGATAAAAAATATAATCATTATTAGGTTCAAATGTTAAGCTAGATGAGACGTCAAATGTTTCTGTTGTTTGTGCACCAGCTGCAGTTACTACTTCATAATATGATGTACCAGATAAAGCAGAACTAAAATCAGATACTAATGGATTATAATATCTATCTACCCATTTTCTATCTCCGGTATTATCACCAGATAACCAACTACATAAATAAATTGGATTTATACCATCACTAAAAGTATTATTTTTTATTACTTCACGTCGTTTAAATACCTTGTCTGTCATTAAGGGATTATCACCCGGTACAGCTCCTAAGTTATCAATTTTTGAATCTGCAATATTAAGAATAGTGTATGGTGATAATGAATTAGGGGTAGTAAAATATGTTAACTTACTTGGTTTAAATTCTATATCATATGTACCAATATTATATGATAATCCTACTTTATCATATCCTCCTATTTGATGTGTACCTGAATGAATTTTTTCATACATTCTATTTAAATAGGAAGGCTCAGAATTAAAATGGTTATTCTCAGCATAATATTCACTTAACGTTGCTTGATTTTTTAATGGAATAATATCAGCATGAGATACAATTTTATTATCTAGTTTCTTCTGAAAAAAGTTATAGTTATTATTATAAACAAAATAGTTATTACTAATATGGTCTACAGTTGTCGATGTGTTTAAATTTACTGAGTCAGTATTATATGTCGAGCTGTACTTACTATAACTATTTGGTATATATTTAAAATCTTTAGTTAATATTTTTCTATTAATATCAAAGAAACTATTACTTAAATCTGCTACAGTATTTTGCCATGTACCAGGAGCGGACATTGTCAACGTATTAGAATTGTTTATTAATATATTAGCAGAGGGCCCGGCGGTTACCGTTCCTGCTGGTTGGTGGATTGCAATTACATCATTATCTAAATAAAATCTAAAATATGATGGACCTTCTGAAGTCCATCGAGCGGTGATATTTTGATTATTAGGGGCACTTAAATAATATGTTATACTATTATATTCTTGACTAATACTAATTGTATGCTCAATAGGAGATGACGATAGACTACTAACAGTAAATGTAAAGAAAAATTGACTACTTAATTGACTAAATTCTGTTGAATCTACAAATGTAGATGATATCGAATCAAGATCAGAAAAATCAGTTTTAAGATACTTATCTCCGTGTTGTATAGTAGTAGAAAAAGACTGAATTGATGTATCAGTATGTGGTATATTAAGTTCGGATATAGTAGATAGTGGGTATAAATTAGTTAATGTATATTGTGTATTAAAATTAGTTTTTTTATCTTTGGGATCTTTATTAAAATAATATTGGTTAACTGTTAATCCGAAGTCAAAATTTTCTCTATATTTAGTAAATAATATTTTCGAGTCATGTATGTGACTGTATTCTATTGGTGCAATAGATTTACTCTCTATAGGAATAATCCTCATCTCGTTAGCTTGTTATTTTTGTTCCTCTTAAGTATGAGTTCTTGTATATGGCTGTCTTGTTACCGCTCGGGGCTGATCGGACTTTAAAGAATATTGTATCTCCTGGGCTTATTAAATCCATATAATCGAAATCAATGACTTGATTCTTACTATCACTAACGGAACTGAAGTCTCGTGTGGTCTTCTCGTTATTATCAACGTCTAGTATATTCATTCGTATAGTTATTTTACTGGACTTTGGAAACCGGAAGTGACCTTGGAACAGTATTGTACTAGCAACATATGCGGCTGTGTTTGGATATGTAATCTCAAATCCTCTAGTCCCGTTCAATTGAAAATTTGTTAAGTCTGAATTGATCGTCGACCAGTCTGCACCTGACGGTAATACTGAATGATCAAATCCAATGTAACTCTGGTTACCTGAAGCCTTCGGGAGGCGATCAAGATTTTTAACGTTAAAATTAACTGATTTAAGAATTGTTGTTGCAGAGCCAATAGATGTTCCATCTAGATGTACTTCGTTTGCCGCGATAGCATCGGCATTAGCGGTCACTTGAGTGCCGAGATCACCAATGTCGTCCACCCTGGCACTCAATGCGGTAATATCATCATAGTTCTTCTTCGCCATGTCAATTACATGCTTTAAGTCCCCGTAAGTAAGAGTTTTTCCTTCTGTTGTTCCTGCTTTTGGAATAGTGTATTCATCCACACTTTGAGTTAAAATATTACTACCATCTATTTCAGAAGCAACACTAGTATCGTTTAATCTATCTTCAAAAGTTATATTGTCTGTACTAATAACAAAATCTTTAAAGGATAGCAGTTTTGTACCATTATTTGTTTCAATGAGTAGCTTATCAGTATTCAATATCTCCGTACCAGCATCTAGATCTGATATATTAATGATTTCGTCTTCTATTGCCATATAATTATTTAGTTATTTTAGTAATTTACAAACGCTGTTATTGTATTTGTTCTTGTAGTTATTGAATCACAAGCATTCACATCAAACAAATCTACATAGAAATAACCAGAAGATAGAGGTGTTGATTGTGAAGCACCAATACCGACGGTTCCTCCAGCTTGAAAATAGTATTGTATAGTATAATCAGCTAAATTTGTTCTTGTTCCTTTAATATCTACTAAAGGAATATTGATTGTTTGTTTCTGCAAGCTTACGTCTTTTATCAAGTCATTACAGTTCCAATTCACAAAGCCACTTAAATGGACAAATCCTGTATTAGCAGTTAGTGGAACATATAATAAACTACCAGCTTCAACTGTATTAGGATAATTAATTTCCTTTAATATAGCCTCATTTGGATCTGCTGCTCTCGTTCTATATCTTAAAGTAACTTTACTATTATTTTTAATTTCACCAGTAGCTGTATATATATCGTCAAGTGATATTTGTATAGAGTCTCCAGTATTTGAATCTTTTGCATCAACTTGTACATACTCTGTTGTGAATCCTATATTAAAGAGATTTGTACCGGTGTATCTAGGTACAGGTAAAGCCGGATCATGACCTTCTCCACCTGGTAAATTTAAATTTATTAAACTCAATCCTAACACTTCAGGATTTTTATTAATAAAGGTTAATAATATTTTTTCATTATCTTCTTCATTATTAAAATAATCTGTTTTAATTAGATTTATATTTTCATATATATCTATTGAAGGCTTAGTTATTGTGAATTTTGCTTCAATAATATCTACCTCGAGATCATCTCTATATAGAGAAAAATAAACGTTTCTTTCTATTTCATCAGTAAATTCTGTTTGTAGTACTTGATTAAACGTTTCTGTAGATAATGTTGGTATAATTGTAGTAGATAGTGGTCTATTAATTATTAAATTTGGAGCGGAAAGTCCATCACGACCTCTAATACCTTCATCATAATCTACTACTATTTTATTTATTTTTTGAGAGGTACTAGCATCATATGCGGATAAACCAGAAAGAGCAAATGTTACATCTGTGGTGCCTGTTAATGCCTGAGTTTGATAGAACGTAGTCCCTGTACCAGAATTATGTTGCAATAATCCATCACTCAAACTAACTGTATACGTAAGTGTATTCATTTAACTAAAACCCAGCCCCCAGTTGCTGCGTGTCATCTTCAATTATCCATCTGTTTAGATCTGGCCAACTTATGTCAGTTATTCCAGCGGCCGCTCTTAAATTATCTCCCGACGTTCCTGGCAATCCTCTAATTGTTTCTCGCGCGATGGTTTCGGCGAGCGGATCAATCATGATGTTACCAGGAACCTCTGTAATAAACGATCCTGATTCTGCTCCAGGCGACCCGCCAACTACTCCTCCTACTGTTTCTCCTGCTACATCTTGTGTTTTTGTTTTGACTTCATCAAGTAAGCATCTCTTTGTTTTTGCGTCTGGCGCGCCATAGCTATCTGATTTAATTGACTTAAATGCACCGAAACTAATTTCATCGTTATCTGGCCATAAATGACCACTTGAATAAGGTGTCATTTGACCATTAGTTGATGTGCGTAATTGCCAGTGACGAATTCCAGGATTATCAGCCATCATATCTACACTAGCATCATTAAACGCACGAGTTATTTTTAGTGTATTAGGAAAGATAGAAGTAGCATATGTACCTGGTAAAAGTTCATCTAACTCGGTAAATCCTAATTCAAGTGTTCCTCTCCACCAACTTAAAGCATGTACCCAAACGGTATGTTTACCTATTCTTAGCATCCACCAGTTAGTAGTATAATTATCTTTGGTTGATGTTATAGATGATATTCCGTCAGATCCTCGTCCTCCTTGTAGAGGATCAATTTCAGGATTACCAACAGGAGAGTTAAAAGTATAAATTCTATCATTACCGAAGGTGCCATCTTGCATTGACGTCGTACATGCCATTTCCCATCCATATCTCAATGATTCGACTTTCGGTTCTTCTATATCAACAATTTCTGGTTTCGGTAGGACACCACCACACGTAATAAATTTATTAAGAACATCGTGATTTCCTAGCTCTGCGTCTGATATAGCTTTGTCTATTTCTTCAGGAGTTAAGTTTTGATATTGTACGCATATATCCTCTTCAATTACTTCTGGTTCAGATGGTGCGCAAATTGTAATTTCATCTCTTATATTTTTTTCATATTCTATATCTGCTAATCTTCGTTTTGCTGGTATTGCTATATCAATATCTAATTTATCATCAGTAGTTACTCCTTCAGAACTAGCTTTCATTCTCACTAGTCTTTCTCTAAAGTTTTGCGATGCAAGTGCCATATAATTAGCCATATCAGGTGCATTAATTTCATCAACAATTGGCTCTGTTGTGTCACAAGGCTCGTCTATTTTAATACCCGTTACTTCGAATTTCTGAATTTCAAAAAAACTACAATAATTACTAGTTGTAAAAGTTAATCCTACATTAAGTGGAGCTAATTTACCTTGTTTACCCCAGCCGCCTTCTCCGAGGCTGCCTTCTGTAAAATCAACACCATCATGTTCACCAATATTTGCCCATGGTTGATATGCTGCTCCAGTAGTAGAATTTATTACTGTAGGTAGTTTGAGCTCTGCAATCATATTATAGGTATCAACACTAGAGAGTTTATTATAAATTGTAATTTTTCTTCCCCTGTCACCTAAGTCTATTCTATAATCAACAAAAGGAACATCTGAACCATCAGCTAGTGTAGTAGTTGTATGCATAGGTACCGCGCTCGCTGCTTGCATAGTATTCATAGGTATACAAGTTAATACTTGAGTATTGTGATATACACTACCTCGTATACCTACAGAACATGGAGTTTGTGTAAACGTACCGTCACCATAACCGGTGAAGTGACCGACGCCGCCATTTTCAGCATACCAACCCGGTTTTTGTTCGTCTTTCATACAAAAGTTACCTCTTATATCAAAACCAACACCTAGAAAACTATTTGCAAGTCGACCTCTAGTCTCATCATTCCATTTAGTAACTGAACCGTCATCATTAACAGTTTCACCACGGCCTTGTATAAATATTCCTTCCGATGCTTGAGATGTTCCAGCTACCTCGGTATCAATAAATTCCGAAGGTGCATAACCTAATGTACTACCTATACCATTAGGAACAACTGTACCGGAATCAGGACATACATTTTCATGAAAATAAACACAAAATCCTTCTCCTGGGCCGTCAGGTAAATATTGTTGAAGCCACCTAGAAGCTGTCACCACCGGTGTTCCCGTACTTAGATCTGTTCCTACAACTGTAGAGCTGCCATACGCTGTCATTGATGGTACATTGAACGACCGTGCTCTAAAATCTACTCTAATATTATGTTCAGGATCAAATGCTGTATATTTAGGATTATAGGTTATATAACCACCATGGTGCATAAGTGGGAATGCAGCATTACCAGTTAATGGTTCAATTGATTTATCTAGTTGATCTGATAATAAATTAAATCCTATACTGCTCATGCTTTCTACATGAGTCGGTTTTATAAGATATTCTGGTGATCTTTCTGTATCTCCATAAAAGGATTCTTTATTATTTCTTACTGCATTACTACCTAGAGTTAAGTCAGAGTTTAAATAACCATCAATAAATGTATATGGATTAATAGTAAATTTATCTGTGGGTATGTAAATGTCAGCGTTTAATAAGAAAAAATCAGTATTTATATCTTGGAAAATAAAATTAGATATTGCAAACCCTTCTGCGGCAGTATCGTATTTACCTATAAACGTTACTGAATATCTATTGTTAGTCTTATTATAATTAATAAGTGGTTTTGTTATTGATGAATAATTTGTACCCTCAGAGCACGTTGGCGTAAGAGCCCATATATCAGAATTTACATCTGTTGCTATTGTGTCAATATTTTTTGGATATATGGTAGATTTATAATTTGTGTCTTTATCTATTTTATATATAATAGGTAATGCGCCATATACTGTTTCTATTGAACTACCGTTTTGACATCTATCCGCAGTAATAGAACTAACAGTACAAACAAACATTTGAGTTGTTTCTTCATTGTAAAAAATATCTGATTGTTTTGTATCAAATGGCATATAAAAATATTTACTAAGTTATTATAGCTTTCGAACTGGCTCCTACCTTAAACACTCCATCTTCAAATTCATATAATTCAGTTACTGTTTCCGCAGATGTTTGTATACATATAGTATTTTCAACTACATCAAAATTTAAAATATTACTGCTTGTTAAAATATTAGTTTTAGTCGTAGATCCATGTTTGTTGAAAATATTACTAAATGCTGTCGATAGTGGTTCAACCACTTGAGTATATACATTTCTAACATAAATTTCACCAGCGTCAATATATTGTTGATCAAATAAATGGGTAGCGCTGGTGGTAGGGTTATTTGTTGTAGATAATTCATATGTAGTTGTTGAACTGGTATAAATAGAGGCTGTACTAATTGAATAATATGGTACCGTTGTATCAGTAAAATAGGTTGCTATTAAATCAGTAGAGTTTCCAGGATGATTATTAAAATCACCACAATCTATAGCTGATACCGCAGATACTGAGCCACATGATAATGCGTCAGTAAGAACAGTTGTACATGAATAATCAGTTAATGGCGCTGCAAAGCCTTCTGCACTACCACTGGAGCAAATAGTTGTATCGCTTACAACAACAGTATCAAATACACTCGTATGTCCATCTACACCTATATCAGAGGTAGCAGTTGCCATGTTATCTATACTAGTATACAGTGTACCGGATGCCTCATAGGAAGCAGCACTAATTGCAGATAGTAAAGTATTAAAAAATAAACCATCATAATATTCTGCTACTGTTGTACAGGTAGCTGTGGCGATGTCCTCGGCTGTAATGTACGACGTACCTGCATATCGTTTAGGATAAACAGATTTAATAAAATAAAATTCATTACCATAAATATCACTCTTTAGCTTTATTCCGGTTTTATTTGTAATTAATAAATCTTCGAGCCTTGAAGATTCAGGATAAATGTTCAATACACTTATTGGATATGTGTCTGTATTTTTCCATGTTATTTGATCTGATGTATTATCCCAAAAACTGATTGAATCTTCTTTTTTATTAATACCTGTATGTGAATAATCTATACTATTCTCTTTGCTCTGATATCCATAATTACGTAATAATTTATTATTATAAAAACTAACCGAATCAGATAGTTCAGTATTTTTATATGGAGCATTTTTTGATTTAAATAGTAGGGGTGTTGTTTGCTTGAACTTTACGTTTCGTAAAATTTCACCAGTTCTACTATTTCTGATATGACCTACATTTTTAACTCCTGGCTCATACTTGGATGGATCTGGAATAATATATTCTCTTCCTTTAAATGCTGATAGGTTAATTGTAAATGAGAGGTTAGCTGAATGAAAATTGGTAACCCCTGTATTATTAAATGATAATTGTCTTGAATAAATTTGCTTGTTTTTTAGTTCAGTAAGATTTAAAGATAAATTAGGATTATATCTTTGAGATAAATTATTTGTTGTATTTACATGTTCAAATAATTTATCTACAGTTGCATGATTTTTATTTCCGACCGCGTAATATAAATCATTAGCAAGATATTTCTTTATTAACTCCCCCTCATAAAAAAATTTTAAATTATGAAATCTCTTATCTTCTCCTCTAAAATATCTATCAGGTAATCTCTCAAAATTAACAAAGTTTTCATTAATACCTAAAACGCTATCAGGAGAAGATACACTATTAGTTTTTAGTTTTAATTTTTTACCATCCTTATTTATAGATAACACTTGTAGTATATTTGGTATTTCTTTTAATACCCTCCGCTCCATATCTAAAATTAAATCTTTATCTGTATTATGTATTTTTTGAACAAAATGATCAGAAGCATATGAATTTAAATTTATTTGTATATTATTAGATATTTTTTGTGCATTAATATCTGTTAATTCTGTATTAGTATTTTCTTTAATAAATTCATTATTGCTAAGTAAGCGTATAATAAAGTTTTTAAGGTATTTTTGTATACCTAATTTAGATGATTTTAATTTATTTTTAGTTGTTGAAAACTTTACTTCTTCTCTTAAATCACTAACACCTTTTAATTGAGCTCTTATTAATTGTACAAAATAAACTACTGCTAGTTCTAATTCATAAATATCATCAACGTCAATTTTTGATAAAAATCTCGAAACATCACTATGTAAACTACTTAAATTTATATTTTTTAAAAATTGAGTATAAATACCTTTTACATAATCTGTGTTAGTAGTAGTATTAACTACTTTCTGATCTTTCCAGTCTATGAGATATTTGTTATATAATAATGATAGTTCTGAAGCTTCGCGAATATCTGCATAGTAGGTTTTCCATTGCAAAAACGATAATGGGTTAGTTGTATTTAAATCGACCGTCATAAGCTAAGTCCTTTCCTAATTTGATAATCTAGATTATTAAAAATTATACCACCGTCATTTTCCCAGCTGGCACTAAGAGAGGATGTTGATCTTGAGATTGTTGTATAAGGATTATTATAATCTATGATACTGTTTTCAATATTTTCAGCTGATAAGGTTGTATCATATGCTGTATATGGATAAAATTCATACAATAAATCTAAACCACTAGCACCAGTTACTGTTGTATCTAATTCCCAGCCCCAGTTACTATATACATTATACGTGGAAAGTGGGTATGTAGCCGATACACCAGCTGTTGAACCATCTACACTTTTTGCAGGTACTTGTTGAGGGTTAATTAAAATATATTCATTATTAAATTTTTGTAATGCTACAAATTTTGTATCTGCTGTTACTTCATAAGTTAATGAAGTGATAGGAGATGTAAGATCTATATTTCTACTAGCAGCAGAGCTTGTATAATATTGTGTGTCGAAATTATCATTAACTCTATGGTAGTCACCTAATAGTTTAGAAATTTTAATACTAAATAAGTTATATAATCTTTTTAATTCAGGTGGCGGATTAGGTGATACAAAATCAATATCTTCATTAAAAAAGTCATAGAATGATTGTATATTTTCTATTTTACAAAAATCAATATCAGTATTATTTGAAACAAAATTAGCTGTTTTTTCAAATATAGTTTTACCGAATACAGTAGGACTCGAACTTGCTTGACCTACAAATGATGTAAAAACACCATCAAATAAATTATCATATTCATGTAAAAAGGATTGAAATCTATAGCTTTTTAATACTTGAGAGTAATCTATATCTTCGTTTATTTTATATATTTCAACATCATTAGTAGAAGGGCTTATTGTAAAGGTATATGAACCTGTTATAATGTTGTCACCTTTAACTCCAAGAGACACAGGACCATATGGTCCTGTAGGATCATAATCTATAGTGTCGTTAAACGCAGAGAGTGAAGTCAGAGCGGAAAAGTTGTTTTGCCGTCCAGTTACATTTAATGTCCATGTACCGGCGCTAACTGGATCAATGTTAAGATATAAAAAGCTGCTTAATTCTGTTTTTTCCGTTGTTGGATTATATGGTAAACTGGTAGTACTTAAACTACTTATATTGCTCGTCGATGTTGTATCTCCACTAACCCATTCAACAAAAAATTGATTACAATCAATTGTAACATCACTTACTATACCGTCGAAATTTTCAGTGGCTTGTATGTACAATCTTTGAGGTTGAGTATTATCTGCATCAACGAGTACAATGTGAGTCTTATTTTCTGTTAACCCATCGTCACTGTATGGTGGTGTTGGATCAGTAGTACCTAAAAATAATCTTACCCATCCTGCGGTACGATTAGATATAGTTAAAGAAACTTCATATTCTTTTCCTAAAACCGTATTTACATCTTGATATAAATTGTTAACACCTGCAGTATGTGCAAAGTGAACAGCTCCAATACCAGCTGATAAATGCCACCCTGTAAGTGGGGTTCCATCTGCAGACGTCGTGGCAGTCCATGCGCTTAATGTGCTGGTGTGATCATAATCAAAATCTCCATTAGAGAGAGATATAAAATTACTAGTAGGCTCATGGAAAAATTGTGAAAAATATTTACCTATGTTTAATTCTTCATCTGCTAAACCGATAAATAGTTGGAATTTATCACCTTGTCTTTTATATTGTATAGCAGACATTTCTTTCATTCCGGTAGATGTAAAAGATAATCTTGTCGGAGATGACGGTGTTACTCTTATTGGAATACCAGCAATAGCATTAACGTTATCAGTGCTTACTCCTGCAAAGTTTGTCTCTAAGTGATTTCTTTCGCTTAAGTTTATATCTGTAACTAAATTATCTATATAAAAGTTTTTTAATTTATGTGTACTTGTATCTAATCTAATTAATAAATTTACACGATCACTTCCAATATAATTAAGTATATCATCATAATAATAAAACTTTTCTCCGGTGTCACTAGCAGTGTGTATTGTAGCCCTATAGGTTGCTAAATCTAAACCATAAGAATTATTGAGTGCTCGCTTCGTACTTGAATAAAGTAAGAATTTATCCGCTTCAGCTTGATCTTCAGATGTTATAGGAGAAACTTGACTATTAGTATCTATGAAAAAATATTGTGGATTTAATTGATATTGTACTCCGTCAATACTATTTATAAGGTTTATATTTTTATCATAAAATGCATTATATGGTATTAAGTGAGCATATTTATTATTAATGTCATATGGTTTTGCCTTACTACCACTAGCTGTAAAATATACGGTATGAGGTTCATCTGGGTCAGGAACATCTTGCCAGCTTGCTGTAAGACCAACACCTAAAGATCTATCTCCTTGTATCGGTTTTTTACCAGCGGTGATAGATATTGGATCATTTGTATCTACATCTTTTACGCTTATGCCTATTCTAGTATTTGCATAATTATATACACTTAATTGTTCTGTTAATGTATTAAGATGAGAATTACCATCTTTATCATAAAAGAAAACCGTTACAGTATATATACCCGGTACATTATATGTGTGTGTTGCCGTAAATGCATTATCACCACTTAATGTATATCCGTCTCCAAAATCCCATACAGATGTTGCGATTGATAGATCTATCAAAGAGCTTTGTATCGACAGTCCTGTGTCACCAATAGTGCTGAGTAGAGGGTTAAAAGTAAACTTTGATATACGAGTAAACCCACTATGTGAACTTGCTAGAGAATGTCCAGCTACTGGAGAGGGAGAGTCCGCAGATGTGTTAACAGTAATTGATATAGGTACTGGTAGAGTAATAGGACAATTTGACTCATTTGTATCGCTCATTAATATTCAACTATACTTTTGGTTGTTACAGTACTTGTTATTTTGATTTTATTTTTAAACGATTGCTCGTTTTCTATATATGGTATTTGAAATGGTTTTAATTTTAATCTTGTATCAATAAATTTTATATCTCTACCATTATAAATAGGATTAAATACAGCGACAGACAATCCAGGAACTCCTTGATTTATGTCTGTTCTCCATGTTTTAAATTCTAATATACCATCTATTTTTTCAATTTCATTATTTAAAGAACGAACATCTATAGTATCACCTAATTTTAGTCCTTTTATATAAGTCGTAATTATATTAAACACTTTAGATTTTAATTCTTCTTCATTTATTAATGTTCTTGCACTTCTAACTAAATGTAATTCTGTATAATCCTTATAGGATACCTTAGCTGATTCACTAGTAAATTTAAGACATAGATCAAAATTTAGGTATATTGGATCTATAAATGTTATTTCACTATTAAGTAGCTTATAATCTGTAAGTTCATTTTGTATTTTTTCTTTTAATGACGGTGATAGATAATTTGACCGTGTTACAACAGATTTATTTTTTCTTAAATTAGGTACTATGGTTAAATATATATTATTTGCATCAGAACTATCAGCATAATAATACTGATTAAATAGCGCATTTGTTTCTAAAGAGTAATCTGTTAATCCTAATTCATCATTTAAGTATTTTAAATATCTATTTGTATAATCGCTATTATTATATACTGTTACATCATAAATTAAATTTTTATAATTACGTTGAATAAACGATTTATAATCACCCTTTGTAGTTAGTTTATATTCTGAACTAAAGAATCGAGGTGAATTTTGTTTAATCTCATCTGTAGTTTCTTCTACGCCGAAATCAGTACTATCCTCATCGTTACTTATTGTTATATTAACCGACTCTGCCACAGTTATATAATTAAGAGAAGTATCTTTTATATCTGTAAATATTGTATCAAATTGTGTAGTATTATATACATTTGTGGAGCTACCAGAGAAAGCATTTTTTGTTATTTTACCAGCTGGGCCGTTTGATTTTAAATAATAGATAGCAATTGTATCATTTAAATTTAATTTCTTACCATTAACATTATTACCAAATTTTAATTCATAATTTTTATTTTCATTATATCGAACTTCAAAATGTCTGTTATTAGGTTCAGATAAAAATAAACTAGGCGCTCGATTCCATTCATACCATTTATTGTCCTCACTAACTTCTTTTACGAAAACAAAAATATTAAAGTGATCTATTATAACGTTTGACCCAGGTAATAGATTTATTGTTTCAAACTGCTCACCTAATGGTTTAATTAACGGATATTCCACTATTGTACCTTCATATAATAGTGGAGAATCAGTAGTAGAAGAAATAGATTCAGTATCAGAGGTTATTTTTTCAAAGGTTAAGTCTTTTACGAATGTATACGTTTTACCTTGACTAGAGGAGAATGTAAATCTCGGAATTGTATAATACCCGGCTGAAAGATCGGACGTACCTTTAATTTCTATTGGTAATACGCATGATTGCTTACCAACTGGTTTATAATCTATAAGTTTAACTATACGATTTATATTTTCATATAGACTAGCGTCATTAAAATTACTTTCTGAACTAGTTTGATTTAAGTAAAATAATAGAGTATGATAAGAGTATGCAATAATGTCAATCAGTGCAGAAACGTTACTCCCTTCAAAGTTTTGATCAGTAAAATTTATTGTGTCGTCATTATTGAGACGTTCAATAATTAGGTCGCGCAGGCTTTGAGCATCAAACCCTGTGTATGCATTTGTCGGTAATTTGAAATCTGTAAAATTAGCCATGATTAGTATTGAAATCCTTTCGTTGTAAGCGTACCATTAACACTCTCTACTTGATTATTTAATGAAGGTATTGTAATAGATATATCTACTACATATTCATTCCAATCTGGTCTAGCTAAAACGTCAACACTATTTACCTTTATACGTGGTTCATACAATGGTAGCTCTTCAAGAATAGTAGTACCGATTATGTCTCCGTTTTCTTTACTAATATTATCAAATAAGTATTGTTCAAGATCTAAACCGAAATTAGGATTAAGAATTTTCTGACCTTTCTTTGTATTAAAAACATTATGTATAGAGTTATAAATTGCTTTAGTATCGTAATCTAATTTAAAATCTTGAGGATTTTTTGATGTTCCGGTTGGTTTAGTAGATAGTCGACTATTAAATTGTACGTCTAAGTGAATATCTGCATAAGAAAAATTACGATAATTATCTGTATTTTTTCTTTTTTTAAATATATCAAGTTTAATAGCCATCTATAATTATTTAATTTATAAGTGCTTAATACCATAAATAATTTAAATGAGTACGTTCGATACATTATTTGAAGCCCAGATCGGTCGGTTTGTAAAATCAGGTCCTATTGCGGGTGATTATGTTAAGTTTTCTGGTAATTTTAAATCATCTGATTGGTATAAGGCTCTTGATGAAGCCCGACAGAATTATGTAAATGAAATATTAACTTTATCCGAACAAGGTAAACCTCTTATGCTGTCTACAATTAAAAAGGCAATATATGAGACTGGAGCTACAGATTCGCAAGCACAAATAGCTGATATAGTCGTAGAGTATGCTCCTGGTTTTTATCATCAATCTTTAACACTTCCTTTAGAACTTCTTGAATTTTCTGAGACGTGGGATGAGCATAGAGCTACTGGAAAAGATCCAACTAACGATCAAGAAGATCATACTACATTAAAACCGAAAGAGGTTGAAAGTAAGACTATTGATGTTGGACAGCAAACTCACGTACCTGATGGTGACTATAAGTTAGGTACGGCGAATTACATGCCTTAAGGGTGTAATTCGAGTATGCAAGAATAGAAGTTGATCTCTTGATCAATACATTGACTATTCTGATAAAAGTATTTAGAGATTGTAATTAGACAGTCTCTTTTTCTTTCTTCAGGTATAGAGCTTATATACATAAAATCAAATAAGCGTTTAAACAGCTCGTCATAATCATTGTTAAATAAAGCTTCATTTTCAATAATTTGCTTACGAATCACAAAATACTTTTTTTGTTTTAATAATTCTATTAGCCCATCAAAAAAATCTTTTGTAATATTAGTAGTAGTGTTTTCTCCATCAGACAAATAATATTTTTGTAAAGTATTAATACCTTTTCTAAAATCCGGATAACAACTATTAACAATATTTGTAAAATTTTCTTTGTTAATTTTTATCTCTTCAGCTTTAACAATAGATATTAATTTAGTTAAGTATTCATTTTTATCATAATTAATATCAAATATTTGACATCTACTTTGTAGAGCTGGAATAATCTTATGTTTATAATTTGCTGTAAGTATGAATCTTGTTAAGTCATGATATTCTTCTATCGAGTTGCGTAGCGCTTTTTGCGCATCAATAGATAATCCATCGCACTCGTCAAGTACTATAACCTTAATTTGCCCAAAGAGACTCTTTGTCTGCGCGAAGTTTAAAACTTTTGTACGGATTGTATCTATACCGTTTTCATCTGATGCATTGATATAGAGATATTGACACTTAAGAATATCTTTAACAATAATTTTAGCTAGAGAAGTTTTTCCAATACCAGGCTTACCTACAAATAAAACATTAGGTATATTTTTATCTTGTTGTACTTTATTAAAATAGTTTTTAGTGCTTTTGTCTAAAACTATTTCATCTAAAGTACTTGGTCGATACTTTTCGCACCAAATATCAGAAATTGTCATTGTATGGAATGTATTATCTGATGGACTTCTGCATTTTTAATCCAATCATTATTAACACTCTCATCCATTTGTAATTGCTTAAATGCCTTTTCTTCTGCTTGAAGGACATTTTGAGCTCTGACTGTATACTCTCGGTATTGAAAGGGTATAGATTTACCGGGAGATTTAAATTCTACTTCGTAAGTCATAATAATTATCCAGTGGATCCAAATCCATCTTCACCTCGCTCAGTGTCGTCGATTTTATCTGTTTCGGAAATTGTTGCTGTAATATGAGGATATAATACTAATTGAGCAATTCTGCTACCTTTGTTTAAAGTTATGTTTACGTCGCTAAAATTATATAATTTAACACCTAGATCACCTCTATAACCATTATCGATAATACCTAAATGTGGTTGAATGTTATGTTTAAATCCTAAGCCACTTCTAGGTTCTACTCGAAACCAATACCCGGGTGTAATATATGCTAATGTTAGGCCTACAGGTACAACTATAGATCCTCGTCCTGGTACTCGAACTTCCTCCACACTATACACATCATATCCAGAATCACTGTCATGAGCTCTATGTGGTAGTTTGGCGTCAGGATGAGTTTTTACTACTTTGAGTTCAATCTCATTATAAGATATATTTGTACTAGTAAGTGCCTCGTACTGCAATGGCTGAAAATCGTCCATACAATGAATATAGTATATAATTTAGATTTTTCAAGTAAATACTTTTATGGATGACATTGATCCAGCAGATTTAATATCGCAATTAAAAACTGTACCAAAAGCTAGTAGAGAGTTAGCACAACAGTCAGAGAGATTTAATATTTCTAAAGATGAAGTTGAAGATTTTATTATACAAAAATCATCTAAATTAATTCAAGATTCTTTAGAGTTAATAGATAATATGAAAGAGGTGGTTCATCATATGCCTGAAGCAGAAAATGTCTCTTCTCTTGCCGAACTTATTAAAGCTTCAACTGGTGCTATTGAAACATTAAATAAATTAGTTGTTCAGGATAAAAGATCTAATACTACTATAAAGGCGAAACAGTTAGATATAGATTCTAAAAAAGAACTTCAAAACGCTGATCAACAGCATGCATTAATGTTGAGTAGAGATGAAGTTCTTGATCGTTTATTGAAAGATTCAAAGATAATTAATGTAGAATCGGATGTAAAGGAACCTGATAGGATAGAAAAAACTACCTAAGAATATCTATATTAAATGGTCTTTGAAGAGTTTGTATTTTGTTTAATAAGATATCTACTTCTTCTTTAGAGTTTTCTATTACTACTTCATGAACCCCGGGTACTATTTTTTGAATATTATTTAATTTATTCATCGTAAGCCACGATAAAACGGTATAGGTTCCACCTAATACATTAGCAATATTTTCATTAATTTCAGGCTGATTTTTCTTTAATCTTTCATAATGGTAATGATCGGTAACTAAATTTTCTTTATGAGCATCTCCAGCAACTTCTCCTGTTTTAATTATTTGTTGCATGTTTCGTTTAAATAAAGATTCAACTCGATTGCTTAATTGAACAATATTTGTTCGGGTTTCCATTTCTAATTTATCATCAATGATACTATTATAAGGTAGAGGAGTCGTATCCTGCATAAATTCATCTGCATAGTGTGTGTATCTACTTTGAGGGTATTGCCATTGATAAAATAAAAAACCTACACTTTCAGATATTTCTTGTAAAATAGTATCTTCTATAGACAGTCTTTCTGATAATATTTCTTTTACTTTTAAGTGACATTTACGGTACTTATCTAACCACCATGCAATAAATTCACCATTTTTATCTTCATTTGCTATATCAAAGCTATTTGAAATTTTATTTATTTTTTCGTTTACATTCGTAGAATCATCTTCAGTCAGAGGAATTTTGTTCCCTTTTACAGTTAATGCAACTAAGCCTAATTCTTTGTCCTGAAATACAATTGGGTTTCCACCGTCATCCATTCGCAGAGAATCTCCAGCGGCAATTTCAATCTCTTTTCTTTTAAGGTATTTTGTTGCTTTGGGAGATTTCGCAAATTTTTGTAAGTCTAAATTTGCATTTGCTATACCTTCCCAAAAGTCTGCTTCTCTAGTAATAGGATCCGATTCATATTTTAAACTATCATAATATTTTGATAATGCTACAAAATTAATATATTTTTTAATTATAGAGCTAAAATTTGTAGATGCGATATGAAAGTCTACTGAATTAGTTAATCGAGTATTTACTATATCTGGTTCGCCCGTTTTTGATGGTATTGCGCTCATATTAACTAGCACCGGCAGCGCGTGTACCGTGTCCCCTTTCAAATTTATCTATCTTACTACATACTAGTTTTGTATTAAATTCTCCTTGTTGTAAAGTTGTTATGTTTCGAAGAATAAACCAAAACCCAGGGACATCTTCCATAAATTTATCTATTTTCTCACCTCCAACTTCTATACCTATAAATTTACCTCCGGTCATCATCCAATTATTTTTACTACCAACTCCAGTGAGATTTAATGTTACTTTATCAGAGTTATCTAATATTTTTTGTTGTAACATAATTTTTCCATAGTTATTATCTTCATCTGCTGCAGTATGTAAGTTAAAAAATCTCTTTTTATTAGGTTTAGTGAGATCAGTTTTATTAACATTTGGAGTGAGCTCACCGTCGTTTGAGTTTGCATCTGGAAATGCTGTCATATAGATTGAAAAATTTTTATTAAAATCTTCAACACTACCATTTTTATTGTTTAATTTAAATAATTTACTACCGACGTCATATGAGGCTATAGTGTGATCTACTATTTGATTCGTAGCAGTGTCAGGTTGTTTTTTATGAAAAGTTACATTCTCTATATTTACTGGAACTAGAAGATTTTGTATACTAGGATCTGAAAATATAGAATGAGATTGTCTTTTACTATAATGCATTCTTATATCATCTGTTTCTATTTTTACAATACCAGCAAATTTTCTTTTAAAGTTCGTCATTGACCAATCTTGACCAACTGTGTTAAGATCAATAGCATCATTAATTATATTAGTGAGAGATCTTAAGCTAAACATTCCGTTATAATATAATAAAATACCCATATCACCATGTATTTTAGAGACATACTTTGACATTAAATCAAACAACCCAACAATAGGGGGTGTGTTTTGAGGTAAAGTATACATTATTTTTGAAGAACTTTCATCCCATTCTTGTTCATTAATAACAGCATCTTTAAAAGGTGAAACGTCCAGTTCCTGTTCAGTGTAATTACCGGATCGTTCGCAAAACCTTTGTAATAAATGTTTTATAGCATCACTAACTTTTATACCGCATTGATCTCGACTAAATTGAGCGACGCCTTCTGATATTGCAACGTCAAGTGCTTCGTATGGGTTGTTCTCATCTGCGCCCCATTCTGAATGATTTGGTCCCCAACTAACATAGTCATTAGTACTCCATGGAAACCTCTGATACATTAAAGATGCATATTCAACATCTGCAAAATAATATGTTATTGTTTTTTCATTACTATCTAAACCTTCGACAGCATTTTTAGTTATATATATTTTATCAACTAAAACCTCTCTTTGACATCTTGTTGCAGTAGATTGTTGTTCGATTTTTATATGTAGAAACTCTCCACCTGTAGCAATATTTTCATATTCACCTTCAAAAATTTCTTTTTTTCGGGTACCGATTTTAATTGGGATTGGCGTTTTGTCAGAAAGTAATTGCAAGCTTCCAATTACAAATGGAGATTTATAAGTAGAGTCAAATGTTATTTTTTTAAATTCTGGTTTTCTAACATTCTTTTTCTGAGCTTTTTCATTTACAAATACTATAGATATAAAAAAGTCTGTAGCGTTAGAACTAATATCGAAGAATTCTTCGATCGTTTCATCTTGTATATCTTGTAAAGCTGGTTTCGCCATTATTATACTTGTTGGTTAATTTCAGATAATATTCTATTTACATATGTTGGTTTTATGACTGTATACTTGTCACCGGTGACTGGATTATTAACTGGATTTTGTATATTATTAGCAAGACATATTAACCACCATAAATTCTGATTTCCGTATACTTGATTTGAAAATGATGTCCATGGCATATTAGCTGTAACTCTTACTTCGAAAAATATTTGTGGATTGAGATCATCAGGAAATGATATCTTTTTAATTATATTATAAAAAAAATATTTATCTGAACGAGCCATTTTAAAAATGTTCTCATATCTAGTATCTTCTAGAGATGCTAACTCTGCTATATTATTGCGAGTAAGTTGTAAATCGGCGATCATGCTACTGCTGTTCCTCCTTGTTGAGCTCCTGTATCACGCATAGTGTCGCTTGGCCAAGCAAGTGGATCACGAAATTCTGGAAAATCTGGTACCACAGTGTTTATGGCGGATTCTGGTACAGGCCCGGTGAACGGTTCAGATTCTTCATGGCTTCGAACTGGGTTATTAATACTATCAAACATTAAATTCTTTGTCTCAGGTGTAAGACTTGTGAGAGTTAATTGTACTTCATAACCTTCAGGAATAATTACTTCTGTTGACGATGTGTTTCTTGTAACTTTAAATGGAGGCATTTTTCTTCTCACTCCAACAAAGTTTACATTAATATTACTTAGAAAGCTCCATCTATAACTAAAGACACCTGGTAGGGAAGATTGATATATTACAGGCGGTGTTAATGCAGACTTATTTATTCTATTAGGTAGATTTTGATATATTAATAAAAATATAAATCTATAATTTTTCATCCATTCAGATACATCATCAAATCTTGTATTATCTAAGTAAAAAGTCATATTATAACTTGGGCCAGCGTCGGGATATTGAAATGTCTTTGAAAAGTCAATACCAACACCAGGAGAAACTGCCGCTGTTAATGCAGCCATGAATTGTATAGGGGTTGCTAGTATGGATCCTTGGCGAGACCAATTATTAGATATTGTTTTAAATGAATCTTCTAAATAAGGCAAACGGTATATAAAATTAGTTTTTTTGACACCATATATATTTTCGTATGATTTCAAATATGATGGCATGTCGAATTTAGTTACACCAAATGCATTATCACCGCCACTAGTGACAGCTTCAGATAATCCTTGAACCCCTTCCAGCGCGCTGTTAAGTCCCATCTTGAATGGATTTGGTAATTTGTCAGCAAGATTTTTTATACTTTTAGCATAACCTTCTGGATCATCACCGTATTTTTTACCTGGACCATATACTTGTTCAGTAAGAAGTTTAAGATTTTGAAAAAAGGCTGGAACAGTTACTATATATTCTCTTAATGTAACAGTTGGTATGGTCTTTACTGCTACTGAATCTTTAGCTGATTTGGTCCATCGAAATTCTTTTGTTATATCTATATCCATATGTGACGCATTGTCAGGTGGTATGGGTACATCTGCCACGGAATCTGATATAATATTCTGTCTTGCTTTTGCTATTACTTTACCAGCAGCTTGAGCCATCGTATCATCAAGAGTAACCTCTAACCCTTTTGAAGAATCTCCCTCCATATTCGTACATGTTGGTCTTGAAAACTCAAATAAATATCTATCGTTTATATTAGTAGGCATAATTATTAATTATTTGTCCAGTTTTTTAATGTAAACACTTCACTAAACATATCAGCTGGTTCAGGTCCAGTTTTATTAAGAAAGTTATTTGTTGTTTGGTTTAAATTTACTCCTTGTCCAGCGGCCGCACCTGGAGGTTGTTTTTTATTCTCTCTCTCTGCTTTATTTCTAAGTTTAATCTGAAGTTGTTCGTCAGAGAAATTTTGGACTTCATTACTCTTTGCTTCAGCTTTGCCCATCGCCGCTTTTATTTTGTCAAATTCCGGGCGGTTTTTTCGCATAAAATTTTCAGCGTCGGTTAATTCCATCTGTTCATAATTAGTTCTTACAGGATTTTTTTGACCAGATAATGCTCTAATTAACCATAATGCAGGTTCTCCTGTCCAAGCACTTCGTTCTTGAGCTGGGTCACCTAACCAACCTAACCTTTTCCTAGTTTGTTGCGCATCGACAAAACGTTTATACAGCGCATACTCATTATCATTAAGTCTTCCTTTGGCCCATTTTAGTTTCCTCTTAGTACCTCCGGGGTCATTAGTACCTACATTAATAGATTGTTCAGCCATTGAATCAAAAATGTTAACACCAGAAGATAGAACATCATGAGCCATTACACCCTGACCTACAAAAGGAACAGCTCTTACTCCGACTCTGGAACCAATGCTGAGAGCGCCTTGTGCGGCTTTACCCATTGCGCCGTATGCCTTGAACGGACCGAGCCGCATCAGCTCTGACCATTTTATCCCTCCTGTGAGAACAGGTGATTTTTCCATCGCTTTTTCTATAGATTTCGCGACTGGATCCATTGCTTTTTGCCACATCGTCGAGGATGTCTGCTGGAGGGCAACACTGGCAGTGTCACCAGCTACATCTAGTTGCTTTTGCGATATAATAGACTCCCGCGGCGGTCGGTTACCTGGGTCATTGAAGCCTTCTGGTTTTGAAGATCCTTGCGGCGTGCCCGCTGTTTGAGGTCCGCTAGCATTACCGGCGGCATTTGCTCCTAAATCTAAATCTCTCAGCCAATCCCAAGCATCTTTGAGCCCTTCTCTGATATCTTCCTTAAATTCTTCTCGTCTTCGATAGTTTTCAGGGCTCGGGTGCGGCCTGAGCATATCAATTGTGTCGGTCGCCGCGTCCCCTGCGCTTTCAAGGGCCGGTTGAACATAATCCTCATTTACTTGGTCTATTACTTTCTTGCCTTCATCCAGGGCTTGTTTCTTTAACTCGTCTGCCTGCTTCTTGGTCCAGTCTTCAACTCGTTTCCGGTTTTCCGGTGTATTGATGTTTTCCTCAAAATGTTTTTTGACGTTATCAAAAGATTTAGTGACAGTCTTCCAAAGCATATCAACGCCAAATTTTTGAAGGTCTATAAGTTTTTCGAGTTGCTTTCTTTCATCAGCATGCGAAGCTGTGTCTGGAGTATCAACACCTGTGATCATATCTGTAGCAGCCTTAAGATAATCATTCATTTTATTGAAAATGAGATCTTTTACTGCATCTTTTATTTTCTTTGCCCGATCCACTACACCTGACCCTATATCTTTTAACATTGCATTCGGATCAAGTAAATCTCCAAATATTGCTAAGAGGCCTAAACCAGTGCCCCAACCCAAAGCTCTCTTTCCGGTCATTCCTTTAAAGAACTCTTTCATTTCTTTTTTTACTGATCTAGAGTCTTGACCTGTTTGAATACTCGGCGGGATTGGGCGATCTTCATCACGAGTTGAACCAGATAATCTTCTGCTAGAACCAGATTGTCTTCCTATAGTTTTATTAAGAGAATTTATTGCTGATGTTAACTTAGACTGATTCCGTTCTAAGCCAATAGTTCTAGCTTGTATATCTGATAACAGTCGATCTCCAGCCGCTGACATATGTAATTATTTAATTACAAATCTACGAAAAAAGAAAAATCTGCTTCAATGACTCTGAGTTTATTTAATTCTCCTAAAATAGAATTAGTATGTTTTGCTAGGGAATTTAAGATTTTAATATCAAATAATAAGAATAAATCGTATATTTCATCTAACTCCATATCTCTTATAGTGTATTCCTTAGTATCTAATGTAATAGTATCTATAAATCTAAATGTATCAAAAAACAAAACATCAGATTCAACTACTTCTTTCTTATTTAAAATATACTTGAGAATAATATTCTCATATGTTAATAGTGGAAGTTTAAATTTAAATGTTAAATCTGTATTTTTTAATTTCGTTATTAAAGGTTCATTTACAATTGTATTAAAATCTAGGGTTACACTTTGATCGGTTGCCTCGTTTTTCCAATGTTGAATTAAATATAATTTATCTCGATATGTAGTAGTATCTATTTTACAAACATCGAGAATATAATTATTTAAATACTGTAAATAAGATAAAGTAATTAGATGATCGTCTCGTATATTTCTAATTATAGCGTATAATTTATTTTGAAATTGAACATTTAATTGCGGAGTAGTGATTGTGCCGCTATCTGGTAATTCTATATCTTTAGTACAAAGGTCTTTAAATTTAGTTAGGAGACTGCTCATTCTTAAGTCTTTTTATTAAAAGTGTTATATATCGTCTAAATTGATCATATGTTATATAATTAAAATCTTGATATGTGAAATTACCTCGTTGCATAAGAAATAGTTGTTCATCTAATAGATTTTCATATGAATATATTGTACATAAGTACGATATGTAAATAATTATATCCGGGTTATATGAAAATCTACTATTAAATTCATCGTTTATATAATAGACATAAGAGTTATTTAATTTTTCTTTATATTCATTTATATATGGAAAACATTTTTTAATTAATGGTAATGGAACATCTTCATAATTGTCCTTAGTTATAAAAGCTATAGTTCCGTTTTTTTCAATTTTTTTAATAAACGATGCTTCTGAGAAAAAGTCTATTGATGGATAGCCAATAGTTATAAAATAGTCATCTATGATATGATTACTTTCTGAATAGGTAGGTAGATCTTTAAGAAAATTTTCTTTATAAATTAGTAGGTCACCTTTATTAGTAGTTAGTTTTATCGCGGAGTTCTCTTCTGTAAATTTTTCAGCTTTTAAGTTTGCTAAAAATTCAATAACATTTTTACTAGGGATTTTCTTAATAAAAAACTCAACTAATTCTTTATATTTTTTCTCACTATGAAGTTTTGAGGCTTCAATTAAGTCATTATAACTTATCATGGTCCAGGAGGCTTAGTACCACGAGTTTCACCAAACGACGGGTCGTTTGGATCTTCTAAGGGATTCTTCCGGGCTTCCTGATCTCGGAGAGCTTGTACATATGCTCGTTTCTGTTGTTTAGGGCTTTGATCTTTCAAAGGTAGTTCATTTGAAAAATCTCGCGACTTCTTAAATTTCACGGGATTAAATTTTGTATGTTTAGCCTCACCCTCACCTAGAGCCGCTATTGGTTTACCGCGTACGTCAGTTTGTTGTATTCCAGCGAGCCATTTCTTTTGGGTGGCTTGTCTTTCGTCGATTTCACGTTGCGTTGCTGGGGTGTTCGGATTGATCGAAGCATTATATTTCGGTTGAGAACCAGTAAAATCATATTCATACCCCTCTCCTCCTAACGCGGCTTCAGGTATATCGTCTGTAGGATCTTTAGCTTTTGGAGGTTTTTTCTTTGCAGGTTCTGGTTTAGTATCAACAGCCGGAGGAGGAGGAGGTGCCTCTACATGTGGAGTGAGTACCTCATAGCGCGAGAATCTCCATTTAACAGAAATAGAACCAGTATCCATATCACCTGTATATTCACTTACACCTGCATCATTTATTTGATAAGGGATACAATCTTTATACTTATAAATTTTACGTACAACCGGACTACTAGAGCCTGGTGATCCAAATAGCATAGACATAAAACTTGTTTTACGAGATGTAACCATTTGTTTTGATAAGAAAAATATATCTATATTTGCTGTAAGAATAGGCGTATCTATATTTCCATATACTCCATATAATTGAATCCATGGTCTAAAGATACCATCAATAACACTAACATTAGTTTCGTAAAATTGAACATCAAGATCATTATCAGGATAATCATGGCTTTCCATAAAAGGTCCTGTAGGTAAAATACCGTTAATAGTTTTTCCTTTATTGTTTACAGTATTATGTTCGGTAGTTGTATCAACACCTGAAGCTAAGAACATATATCCTCCTCCCTTACCAAAAAACTTTTCATGAACTTTTCTATTTGTATCAATACCAGCTTTAGTATTAAATGGCCGCATCCCTAATTTTTTAATTGTTTCATCATTTATAGATGCAGGGAGATTATCGATGGATACTAAGAAGAAATTTTGTGCGGCAGGAAATGTAGAAAAATCCTGTAATATTTCAAAAAAAGTTTCTCTTAGATTTTTTGCATCTGATGGAGGTAATTTAACGTCCATACAAATATTTAAGGCTATTAACCTAATACTGCACCAGCTAATTTGCCAATAGCGTTAACTGCAGTATTGAGTTCATTATCTCTCCTGAAGAATTGATACGCTACAGTTATAGTAACCGTGGCGACTGATCCATCACCAGTAATGTTATATCCTATATCACCACAGTCTGTAGGGAACACACCGTATAGCTTATAAGTACGTAATGGTTCAAATTGAGTATCTAATTGAACTAAAGTAACTGTACTATTATTATGAAGTACTCCGTCACCAGAGGTTGTTTCATCATTATAAGTTTCAGTTATCCAGTTTTCCATTGCAATACGAGCTTGAGTTGTCGCATCACAATAAAAATCAATAGTAAAGGCATCACTTGAATTATATGACACTGTACCGGGAATCCGGAAATTAAATCCATTATAAGGAACATCCTTTGTTGCGATTGTTTTACCTGGTAATGTAGCTGCTGTGGCATACACTAAATCGTCTTCTGTAAACACGGGGGTACCTTTGTTAGCAACATCTAATACGCGGAACTGGAAGTCACGTGCAAAGTCTCTTGTTTGTGCTACCTTATAAAAATCTTGAATTGTTTGTTTAATATCAGCCATGATGTTATAATTATTTAGTTTTTACTTTAATTTATTGCCCAACTATCTCCTCAAAGTTAACGTCTGTATTAACAGCGTAAAAGTTAACCAATATAAACTCTGCTGCGCGAACTGGCTTCAAATAGATATCTACTCTCAACTCATTTTCATCAATAACACTAGCAGGGTTATTCCTTTCGTCACAAACAATAAGGTAATCATAGACACCTTCTGTTTGTTTGCAGTTCTCAAAAATCGGTGTTAATGTATTAACGACCTTAGTCCTTGTTAAGAACGTATTAGGTTCAAAGATAAAGAATTTCAAGGTCTGCCTTGTTCTTTTCTCTAAATCAAGAAATAGTCTACGAACATTAACTCTATCAAATGCCGTGGGTTTCCGTTGTAATGTCTTTTGACCGAATACAACAATACCTTCAGCTGGGAATTGTGTAACAGGATTAATAGCAATCCTATATAATTGATCTCTTTGCCGCTGTGTCGGGCTAACTGCAATGTCGTTTACACCTGTAACAACGCCGCGGCTAAACCCGGCTGGAGCGTACCATGGTGCAAAGTTTGAATCATTATTAGCATAAATTTTAGCTGCAACACCAGAGAACGGAATCCAGATTTGTTTACCACTTGTACCGTCCCAGACTTTTGCCCAGTTACCGTAAGTTGTAGCGAAGTTGCTGTTAGCAACACCAAATTGATGTCTTAACGGCCAGTATACATGCTTACTAAAGTTTTTAGTTTTATCATCAAGAACCTTACCGGCGTCACCTTGTACAACTAATGGCCTAAGCGCATCAGCAATAAAGATATGATCTTTTCTCGTCTGTCGAGCAAATGTCTCAAATCTATTAAAAATAGTTCTATAATTATCTCTTTGAGTTATGTAGGTTGATCCTAACATATTTTGATCTGGTGTAAAGAACCCTGTACTTGTTCCACCAACATCTTGATAAGTTGTATCAACAAATTCTTGGGTATTGGCTGTCGCAAATGTATGTATTGTACCTAACCCTGCTTCAATAGAAACGTCAATAGTAAATACATCAACATTCTGAGCAATTTCAAATATTCTATCTAATTTATCAGGAATACTACCAACAGTTTTAGTTAGATTATTAGTTGTATTATATACACCTAATGGAAATAATCCTTGTATTACAGAATAGTTAAAAGCTGGATTACCGTCTAAAGTACTACCAGAACTCATTAAACCATTTAAAATCGCTGCGTTTGTATTACTAGAATGCGCGACTCGAACTGTCTTTGTTGGAACGTCTCCTTCTGTTGAAGTCCAATCTCCGCTGTATTCACTAATAGATGGATTTACTAAAATCTTAACATTTGGTGATCTATCATCTTGATCTTCAAGGAAAAATGATCTTTGTTGACCGCCGTTTTCGTTTTGGACTTTCCGTCTAGAGTTAAGAGATCCAGTATATCCTTCTGCTAAGAAATTAGTTAATTCTAATTCAGAATTAGCAAACGGTGTATTTCGAATTTTGAAAACACCGAAACTTATGGTGTCGAGAAATTCTGGACCATCAATATCAAATTTAGAAAATGTTTCTAAAGTTTTACTTGTACTACTCTTTTCTTCTGTAGCCAGGCTAGTTAAATTAAATCCTACTCTTGATCCTGGGACTGTTGCATAACCACTAGATGCTACTGGAGCATTACTAGTAGTAGTATATACTGCATTTACTGTATCAAAGTTAGTTGCAGGATTACTATTAGAACCATCAGCTGTTCCAACATAATAACCTTCAAAATTATTATTAGTTATTGTAGCTCCTTTATTTAGTACAATAACACCAGCACCACCTATGCTTGTAAAATCACCAGTAAATTCAGCATCGTCACCTTCATTTCCAGCATCGGTCCAATCTATATTACCTTTACTTGCAGTATTAAATTGAGCTTCGGTTAACTCAACAAGAGTAGGAGATCCAAGTACATAATAATCAGAACCACTTAAAGAAGTGTTTAATCCAGAAAGGTTTGTCACCTCATCGCTCTGTAGTTGACCAGTAACGAGAGTTTTACCTGTTATACTATCAACAAAAGAAGTATCTGAATAAGCACTGACTGCAGTGACTGATTCATCTTTACCGAACGCACTGGCGTTGGCCGCTGATAATCGAAATACTGCCGTTGAATCTGGTGAGTCGGCGAGCATGCCACTAAGACCGGTCATCGAAGTATTAACAAAAGATAAATTGTCATTAGAATCCTTCATCACTAATTCAATATTAATAGTATCAGTTGAAAGAGTGTCTGTGACTGAAATCCCCGTGCCTTCTGAAGTACAAAGATCGATGTAAGAGCCATTGGTAGTATCAATAGCTGTGATGGTAGCTGTTTTTGCGCCCACCGCTGGATAAACTAGAGCAGAATATTTTCTATCTCCGGTGTTGTTGCCATATGGTAACCGGGACACAAAAACATTTGCATCACTATTAAAGACTTGTCGCGTAGAATGATAAAAATATCTCTCGGCAGCGTTTGTAGGTTTGCCGTAAATTTCTTCAAATTCCGCGAATGTCCCTACATTAAAAACTTCGTCCGTAGGGCCTTGATTGGAAAATCCAGCAACAAATACACTCGTACCGACTGGCGCGGCAGGTCGTTGCGTCAAGTCAATTTCTCTTATTTCTACTCCTGGTGATTGAATTGTTCGTCTACTCATAGTAAAACCTTTACAATTATTTATTGTTTTCCGCTGACATATTTTAGTTGATTTGGCGAAAGATGCATTATAATATAAATATATGAAGGGCATCATCTTAGCTGGAGGAACCGGATCGAGAGTTTATCCTTGTACAAAAACTGTCTCAAAGCAACTTCTTCCAATTTACGATAAGCCTACTATCTATTATCCTCTATCAACTTTAATTAAATTAGGCATTAAAGATATAATGATTATTACTAATGCTCACGCATATCCTCATTTATTACATTTGTTTAATCAAACGGCACTTGGGCCAAGCGGTGTTCATAGCGCAGATAGAAATCGACCATATTTAGGAATTAATTTTAATTTTAAGATACAAATGACCCCGGCTGGTATAGCTGAGGCATTAATTATTGCCGAGGGATGGCAAGGGGATGATAATGTGTGTTTAATCTTAGGAGACAATATCTTTACGGGTATAAGAAAACCTACTCTTAATGGTCATAAGGCTTGTGTTGTTAGTTATAGAGTTTCAAACCCTAGTGAGTATGGTGTAATTGATATTGATGATGAAGGTAAAATTCTTTCAATAGAGGAAAAACCAGATACGCCAAAAAGTAATAATGCAGTAACGGGTATTTATTTTTATGATAATACTGCTGGAGCAAGAGCGAGAAATTTAAAACCATCTCCTAGAGGTGAATTAGAAATCACTGATTTAAATAAAAGCTATTTGCAGGATGATCTATTATGGCATAATAGTTTAAATAGTAATTATGCATGGTTTGATACAGGGAACCCTGATGAAATGTTTGCGGCATCTATGTATGTAAAATCTATACAAGATAGAACTAATACAATGATTGGGTGTATTGAAGGTGAATCATGGAAACAGGGTAATATTACCGAACAGGAATTTAAAAAAATTGTTAGAAAAATGCCGGACTGTTCTTATAAGACTAATGTCGCCATGAGTTATTTTTGGTGATAAATATTCTTAAATTAATTTTGATTCTATTTTTGTAAATTCAAAAGTTGCAGAAGAAATAATTTCAGCCTCGCTAGTATAATCCCAATTTATTTCAGCGAGTCTAGTTGGAAATGCTCCGATATAATCCCATTGTATTTTTCTATTCTCATATTCATCTAAACCGTATACAGTTAAATTAGAGGAATATATTGGAAGTTGTTGATTGGGTTGTGGATATTTTATAATCTCATCTTCATTAAATGCCCCAGTTTTTACGTCATTAATAATATCAAGCCATTTATATATTGCCCAATAATTTTTGAATTCATTATCGACTTTAAAATCTATACTTAAGGGATCATATGATGGACGAGCGTGTGAGCTTACTTTTATAGTTTGTGCGCCATATGGAAGAGTTTTTTCAGGTATACTTATGGTTGGAGTCACGGCTCCGGCAATACTTATTTCTAAACTGTTCGCGTCAATTCTATTTGTATTTCTAGAAATATTATCTACAATTTCTTTTATACCTTCAGGCAAATTTAAAACTAAAATAAATTTATCTTGTCTATTTTTATTAAGTGGTGCTTGATTCATACTCTAACATATCCTGCTCTTTGCATTTCTTCCATATCTGAGTTATAATTAGGACCTTCATCCTCTCCTAAAATATTTATGTTTTCAAAGTGAACTGGCGGAGGGTTCCATGTATCATCAATATTTTGCATTTTATAATCTTGCAGAAAATTGCTAAACTTTTGATCAATATATGGACCTAATTCTATTTTTGCGGGTCGTTGATTATCATCAATTTCTGTTACACTATAGTATTTTTGTATAACGCTATTTTCTAATATTAATAATGCCCAGACCATTGCCATAACTCTATCATCATAATCAAACCCAGGCTGAGCTGCCCAAGACCCATTAGGGTATCGTACAAAATTTTTCAGTTCTATGATAGTGGGTTTTGATCTTATATCAACACATTTAAGTTCATTAATCCAATATCTCATATTAGTTATACCTTTATACTTGGTATTAGTATGAGCATATACTCCTAGTCTATCATATTTTACTTGACCTATTTTAGGAGACCAATTAACTATACTTCTGTAATTATATTGGTGATATAAATTATCTACAACTTGACTGCCGCAATTATTTCTTTCTATTAATACAGGAGGTGCGCCCCAGTGATAACATATGTCACGAACTTTAGTAGTAAATTCAAATGGGTTAATTTCATTAGATGCATATTCTGCAACTTGTTTTATATCTTGTAAATCAGTTATATCTAAAACTTGTATAACGCTAAAATTTTGGCCAACACCTTCTGCTACATCAACACCTATAGTATATAAATGATCTTTATCTGGTTCATCCCATACACTATAACATCCATCATCAAACATATATGTAGGTTCTTTTGTCTTAGCGGCCAGCTTCTCGTAAAAGAGTTCATCGATAAAGGAGTCACCAGTATCAAGAAACTTACAATCAAACTCTTGCGCAAAGGCTTCTTCACTACCTATAGATTTTATAGTATCTTTTTTCCATTGTTCATCTCTACCCGGGACTTCGTGCCATAATATTTTTTCTGCTTTCCAGTTATTTGTTCCTTTTTCTGCTTCTGTGTATAATGTAAAAAATAAATTACCACTACCGTTGGGAGTAGACGCTACAAATATTTTAGATTTTGTTGATGAGGAAATAATAGGATATACTGAACTCCAGAATTGCTCAACAAGATTATTTGGAATAAACGCTAACTCATCTAGAATTAATACATTAACAGATTCTCCTCGTCCAGCATCTGAGCTTGTTGTACTAATACCAATACTACTCCCGTTTGCTAATTTCATAGAAGTCTTACCGTATTCTACAACACCGGGTTTGAGATAATTTGGTAAATTTTCATATGCAAGTCTAACTCTTCCAAAAATACTAATAGCAGTCTGCTCTTTATTAGCAACAATTAATATACGTTGATCGTCTTCAAAACAAGCAATCCATAAAGCATAAATTGTCATCATAGTAGTTTTTCCGGTTTGTCTACTAGCTAGACAGGCTACAAACCTATTATCTCTTAAACTACGTAATATCCTTCTCTGAAAAGGATATAACTGTATTTTCATCTTACCTTGATCAAGATTTACAATGTGAAAAAATTCTTCTGCAAAGTGAAGAATATTCTGTCTTGCTTTTTTGAGCGACTTTACCATCTCCGGAGTCCACTCAAACTCCATATCAGGGTTAGGTAGGTTTGTATTACCTAAATAAAATTTATCGTCTTTTTTTAGCCTCGGCACTATAAATATTTACATGACCGGCAGAGATTTAAACTCTATTAATGACGCTTTTGTAAAAGCTACGGTTTCAGGTACTACTGAAGAGGTTGAAGAGCCAAAAGAACTTGTTACTGAAGATAAAGAAATTAAAGCGTCTATTAAAAATGAGATAGATGCATTGGGAGTCGGCGCAGGGATCGTGGGCGGAGCTCTTTTGCATAAAATTGCAACAAGAAAAAAGAAAAAGAGAAAGGGTCATGACGATGATGGAGCACATGTTCATCTAGCTCATGATTCAGTAAAAGAAACTGGATTACCTGATCTTAGTCGTCATAGTGGTGATCGTTTAGATGATGAGCCATTAGAGGTTGGAGATATAGTGGAGGTTGAAGGTGAAGGTTCAGATTTTGTAATTCTTAGTATTGATGGAGACTGGGTTTCAGCCGCCGAGCTGGCGGGTGATGGAATTCAAGTTAAAAGAGATAATGTTGCAAAGACATCGAGCATGTCCTGGGGCGAAGCGAAAGAGTCAGTTAAGTTTGAAAGGAAGTTAGTTACATTAAAGGAAAAAAAGGACAAAAAAATGGATCATTTTAAAGTAGACGCAAATATTATGGATGAATATGAAGACCGGTTGGCTTCTAGTAAATATAGGGTTCGTGAAAAAAACGAGCCTGGTAAAGATCATAAGAAGCCAGATGAATCTGTTGGAGTGAAGTTAAATTCGAAGAATCAACGACCAACAGATGAGGTTGTAGTAGATGGTGCTGAGCCTAAAAAGCAAAAAGCAGAAGAAGATTTACAGGAGCCTGTTGAGGCGGCAGAAGAGGATGACGACAAAAAAGTAAAAAAAGAGAAGAAAGTTGTTAAGGAGAGTATAAATAATTGTAACAAAGGTAATATTATGTCAGAAGATAAGTCAATATTTGATAAGCTCTACGAGCAAGTAATGGGTGAAGACGATGATTTCGAAAATGAGCTTGGTATAGACACATTACCAGGCGATGATCTTGGTCTTGATGATGAGCTCGGAGATGAAGGTGGCGAAGACGTCACAGTAACATTAACTCCAGACCAAGCCGATGCTATTCGAGCCGTCGCGGATCAACTCGCTCCAGCGGATGACGAGGAACCCGCTGATGATGAGTTCGGTGGCGACGACGAGCCGGTTGAAGATGAAAGCTTCGAGGGAGTCGAAGAGGATGTAACACCAACAACTGGTGCTCCGACATCCGATGGTACAAAACCTGGTGTCGATCCTTCTGATGGTGGTGGTAAGGCCACGGATCCTGCTTCTGATAGTTTAGGCGGAAAGACAGCTGGTACCGGTGATGCGAAGGTTACTGATGACGAGACGACAGGTAAGCCTACCACTGATGGTAAGAAACCTGGAGTTCACAAAGCCAGTGGTAAGCCAGGTCCATTAAAGGCCAAGTCGAAGACCTAATACAATTAAAACATAATACCTTTGAGAGCCCCTTACAAATGTAAGGGGCTTTTTTATTAAATAATTAAAATGTTATTTACTCGTAAATTTCTTGAAGCTTTAGGACTCCCGAATTTATATAAATTAAGAGGTAGTACGGGGTCAGGAAGATTGCATCAAAATTTATTACCGGTTAGTCATAGAACAAAGCCTAATACTTGTCATAAACTAAACAGATTAAAAGATGAGGAAAATGGAGTATTTCTTTTAACCGCTAGCGAAGTACAAGGTATAAAGGAGTTATATAAGATTACAGATTTAGAAAAGAGAGGTTCTCGAAATTTAGGTAATACTGGAATAACAATGTATATAGCAGATAACAAATATTATATTAAAAAATAATGGCATCAGCATGGAGTACAGATACAGCTACTGCAGTAAATTATCATAGTAACGCTGAAGATATTATACGATTTAATAATAAGTCGTTAGGTA